CTTTCAATATTAACTCTGTTATTCATCATACCATCAACTCTTATAGTCAATTTCTCTAATCCTTCTGCAATATGTTCCAATAACATAAACTGCTCCTGATCTATAGGTTTCTGTGCTGATGCTTCTAATAAATCTTGTTCAAATAATTTATTAGCTGTCTCTAATGCATTAAGTCTTTCAATGACACCAAATGCAAACCACGCACCTACAATTACCGCTGCAACCAACCCTATTAGATTACGTAACGGAAGACCGATACTTGTGTTCTCATCGATTTTTATTGACATGACAGGCACTCATCTGAACCAGAATCTAATTCAGCTAATGCCTCCTCTTTACAATCCTGACTACAGAATTGATCTAGTTCATCTTTTGGTTGAAACTCTTTTTCACATTGTTTACAATTTTTCATGCTTAGCTCCATAACCAGTTAACATATTTTTTCCAAAGCTTTTTAATAAATTTCCACATCTTTATTTTCCTCCACTTTATTGAAATTGTAACAACACTATTATCCACCCAAGCAAAGCTCTCGTCAATAGCAGCAAAAAATTTATATATAAATTTATCTATCATTTCTTTTCCATTTCATAGAACATTTTATCGCTATCTTCTGTAACCATATCGTTATCTTCCGCATCCCAATAAGTAGTTTGGACTCTATAGTCAGGCCAGCTGTTATCAGTAGTGTATGAATTAACATGCCACAGAATGCGATTATTAGGCTGAGCTGCGTAATTACCATTATCAAGCTCCAATATATGTGCACACTTATGTTCTTGAGGTATTTCAGAATGCTCAACATCCAAGATGTTAGTGTCTGGATGAGCCCAATCAATTGTGAATAAATATTTTCCATGATAAAACTTTTTATCTAATCCTAAAAATTTTCCTTTTAAACCATCCAACCAATCAAAGCAATGAACGCTAGGCCAATAACTAAAACAGTTCCACAGTTCCAATTCGTGCGTCTGCATATTCGGCACATCGGCTCGGTCATACGATTTTTGGAAAAACGCAGAGATAGGCAAACGCCAATAGCACGCACCATTAGGTAACATGATGTTAAATAAGATTGCACGTCCTGATATACTTGTGATACCAAAGATAACGCATTCTTCGCTTTCTCCGTGATGTTCTTTAAGATCATAAAGATACTCCTTCCTTATCTTACAATAAATTGGTGGTATATTAGCATTTAAATAAGACATCTAGCATTTCCATCTTCTTCTAGCCTGTCTTAATCTTGAATTAGGATCTGCAGCAGCTTTAGGGAATTGTTTCATTTGCCCTGCTGATCTAGCACAAAAAGATTTTCTTCTTTTCGCAGCTTTTGATCCTGGTTTAACTTTGCCTGTTACGGCAGTTTTTAATTTTGATCCTGGATTTTCTCTTCGGTATCTTGCAACACCTGCTTTAGTCATACCTGCACCAGATTCAGTTTTTCTAAAATACTTTTTGGTTTTAGGGGGCTGAACATCAGCCCCTCTTTTAAAACCTGGTATTGCTCTATTCATACCATTCATTTGTTAGCCATTCTGACCAGTTAAATTAGGTCCTGAGTACTTATCAGTTAACAATGTTGCTTTCGCTACAGTAAATGTAGAAACATAAACTCCGTAAGGAAATAAAATTCCATCTTCAGGTATATTCAAAGATGTAATATCTCCCGCAGGAACATCTGCTTCAAATAATGTAGTTCCAGTAGCACTTGTAGTTTTTAATTGAACTGTACCAGACGTAGCTAAGCCTGCTAAAATAATTCCCTTCAATCTTACAGGTTGTGCAATTACTGCATTAGTTGTAGTTGCGGAAACTATTGTTGCTTGTATATCAGCTTTTGCTGCCATGGTGTTCTCCTATTAATTATTAAGCGTTAACTGTTGCACCACTGTTTGAAACAACTGTCCAACCAATAGTATTAGCCCAAACTAATGTAACAGTGTCTCCTGCATCAGCAAAAGTTATGTTAGTTCCGTTTGCAAAAGTAGCTGGAGTAAAAGTGATGTCTCCACCATCAACTACCATAGTTACAATTTTAATTTGACCTGCAGTTGAACCATTTGCAAGAGAAACTGCAACAGCTCCTCCTGTGGAATCCATCTCAGTAATTAAGTTTGTTAAATCAGCTGCACCCGCACCTGTTATTGCTTGAACACCACCTGTGATAGTACCATTGTAAGTTGCATTAGTAGTTATAGCACCTGTTGTTCCGTTTTTAGTGATTGATTCAAAACCGTTTTCTGATCTGACCGGTCCTGAAAAAGTTGTATTTGCCATAGTATTCTCCTTTGTATAGCTTTGAATTTGTAGTCTCTATACTCGTCTGCCTAGCCAGTCTACAAATTAAATTTTATCTAGGTTGTTTTGATTATACATAAAAAAAGGGGCGATGTAAAACACCGCCCCTTTTAGGTAATACTGATTAGTATTTATTAACTAGTTGGTAAGTTTCCGTTACCAAATACACATCTTGGATCAGAGAATCCAAAAGAGTATCTTTCTCTAGCTTTAAATCTCATGTTGCCAGTATCGAAGTCACCTTCCATCGCTGTCTTAATTGGTGATCTAACGAACATTTTTAGTCCATTAGGAATATCAGTCAATAAGAAGTATGAATCAGTGTCAGTTAAAAAGTTATTAACTCTGTAACCTTCTGGTACCATACCCATATTAGCGATAGCATTGATGTCATTATCAGCAGTTCCAACTCTCATTGGAGACTTCATGATTCTCTCAGCAGTAAATTGTAATTCTTTTGGAATTATCATTTTTCTACCTGAGGCAGCGATTTTTAGACCTCTTTCGTCTACAAACCCCGCAATGTCAATCAATGATTGCTCAAGTGAAGTTTCGTTAAGATCTGCAGCAGTTGCAAGAACGTTTGAGAAAGTACCACCTGTTGCTAGTGGGTGTAAAGCATTAATTAATGATACTCCGTCACCACCAGTAACTGTAGTTACTTGCGCGTTGTTCAACACATTTGCAGCTTTAACTTGCTTCGTGTTTGCCATAGATCTTGCAAGAGCTCTTGTGTATCTGCCCGCAAGTCTATCGTATAGGTTATCTTCGATTGCTTCCTCAGTGATAGAGAATGCTAATGCGATTGTTTCGTGGTTGTATCTTGCTGTGAAAGTTTCACCTGCTTGATCAAACACTACTCCAGCACCTTCTTGTTTAACTGGTGCAGAAGCAAAACCGCTTAACATTACTTCCTCTTCGAAAGCTCTGTCAGATGTTTCAGTAGAGAAAATTTCAGCATGCTGATTTTCATATCTACTGTATTCCAGGCCGAATAAAGCATTCAAACCTGGCTCTAGTTCTTTAACTAGTTGTGATCGTGATATTGCCATAGTTATTCTCCTCTATTATAGGCCTGTTCCACTTCTGTAGAAGTGGTTGTTGATTCTAACAAGAATGTTAGCATTTGATGTCGAAGTATCAGAATTATCTGGGTCCTGCGAAATATCAACTGCTTGTATCGGTAAAGTGTTAGTTGTATCACCACTTGAGTGATCTAACTGCGCTTTAGATATTCCTGTTTGTGTTACACCTGTAGTGTTTGTAACATCGTAATTACTGAACAGATTTGCTCTAGTAAAAGTCGAATCAGAGTCTACAAGAAACACTGCATCAGGGTCATCAACAACAAATGCTGTAATGTCACTTGCTGCAATACTACCTGGGTAGTAATTTCTGTATGTCGGCTTTTGAGTAGTTGGATCTGTGTAAAAACATCCGTTAAAAACGCCCACGATAGGTACAGTACCACCAGTAGAATGTCTGTCAATGTTTCCAGTAGTTAATGGAATAACCATATCACCTTGGAAAATTGCAGTTGTGTGTCCACTTGCAATTGTGTATCTATTTTGAGCTCCCACTAATGGTGTTCCGTCTAGTTTTCTGTACGGTCTTAGACCGAACTTTTCACTTACGTTTGCCATAGTTGTTTTCTCCTATTATGTTTATATTATCCAAGCTATCTCGGGTAGGTAATGCAAAAAAATTATTTTTTACGACTACCACCAAAGGTAACTCTAGACTGCCTATCAATATTGATTGGCATGTCCGGGTGTTGCTCCTTCATAAGATCTCGATCAATCGCGTCTGTTCTATCTTGAGTTATTTTTTTAAAATACTCAGCACGACTTTTCAGAATCTCTTCCGGTATCCTTGCCAACACAAGGCCACCAATTCCGATTAAACCAGCATGTCTTCCTTCATGGATAACAGGATAATCGTTTTCACCGATCTCACTTAAAATGGTTTCGGCTTTTACGAATTCCCAACCTTCCCTTAGTTTCTTAGATACATTACCTGGATCTTCGAAACCTGCAGTTGAGGTTCTTATCCATCTGTGCGCATAACCTTGCGGTGCAGCTGGCGCATCCAAACTGGATGGTGGAGTCCAATCTTTTTTACGAGTTGATTTTTCTCTCGTACTAGACTCGCGTGAAGTTTTGTAGTTTTCCATAATTAAGCTCCTTCCTTCACGTATTTTGCGTATTCCTCTAGTGGCACCCCTAATTTCTTAGCGATAACTACCTGTGATTTGGTGAGTTTCACAGACTTGCGTCCACCTGATCTACGACTCACAGAAGCTACGTTTTGGACGGGTTCTTTTGTAGCCTGTTTAACTTCAGTCGTATCCTGAGCAAATTTCTGAGGGAAATACTCCTTCATACGTTTGTTGATTTGATTATAGTATTCATCAGTCTCTGCGTCAATTCCCTCCTGCAGGAGGTCATCGTGTATTCCCATAGCAGCAGAAGTTAAAACTCTATCAGATCCAAACCATTCATTATCTTCAGCCCATTGCTGTGTTTTTTGACTAATTCTTGGTTGTGGTGCATCTGGTTGAGCGACCTCTTGAGCAGATTGTGATTCTACTTCTTTTTTCTTAGACTCTTTGTCCTGTAGAGTCATAGAAACTTTTTCTTTTTCTACTGATAATTTCGTAAGATTATCTTGTGCTTCCAAAATCGCATCAGTATCTTGAGTTTCATAAGCTTGTTTTAATGCAGTTTTTGCTTTTTCTCTTTCTGCATCAATTCTAGCATTATACTCTTTGAGATAATTAGTATCAGTTTCCTCATACTTATTTTGAGCTGTTTCGTATTTGCTTTTTAAACCTTTAGCATAATCAACTGCAGCTCTTTCTCTTCTCTCAGCTTCTTTAATTTGAAAAGTTAATTTCTTTATTCTTTTTTGAACTTTTTCAGAATAATCTTCTAAGTCAGAAGACTCAGAATCTTTTTCTTCATATCTTTGTTCAAACTTAGGTTCAGCTTGTTTTGTTCCTTTTTCAGATTCTTTTACTTCTTGCAAAAGTTCTTTTGCAGTTTTTTGATTTCCTGAAACATCAGTATAACCTAAATCAACATCTTCTTTTTTTTCAAAAGCAGATGCTTCCTCTGTTGGTGTTTCTACATTAATTGTTTCTTCATTAACACCATCAGTATCTAATTCAACCGATGGATTTTTTTCTTGTATCTCAGCCATTTTTTGTCCTCCTTAATAATGGTGCAAAATATCAGCTGGATTAGCAATTGTAGAAATAACTTCATCGTCATTCAGTACTCTTACTTCACCACCTTCTATTTTGAATCTTGAACCTGCGTACCTACTAAAAATTACCCAATCATTTAGTTTGCACCAAGGTCCTTTTGGAAATTTCTCTTTGTCGTGATAACAAAGATCTCCCATTTTTAGCACAAGACCACAGACAGTTGTCATCTGTATTGTTTCTTGTGTTGTGTCAGATAAATAAATTCCACCTTTGGTTTTCTTTGGCCCTGCATAAGGCAATACCAAAATTCTATATCCAGTTGGTGTTGGTAATTTATCTAAGGTTGATTTATCGACCGCTTTAGGGTCTAGGACTGTTTCTACTTCTTCACGTTCTTTGTACGCGTTTAGAAGAGCTTCAGTCCGTTTCGGTGTCTCCGTGGACTTCATCTTCATACTCCGTTGTTGACAGCAGGTCTTTAAGATCCTGTTGCAGATCTTCCAATGATCTGATTTGCCCTCTAGCATATTGTAGTTTTTCCATGGTGTCAACACCGTAAAAGGCTTGGTCTTTTAATTGGCCAATACGTTTATGAATTTTTTTCTGTATTAAAGAAATTGTATCTATGTCCATTATGTTAATCTGATAGAATTATAATGAGCAGCTTCTAATTGTTGTAAAGTATTTTTTGAATGTTCATATGGTTTATCTGCTCTATACCAATGAAAAACATATATACCATTCGCAACTCTAAACTCATAACCAGCTTCAATAATTTTAGCTTGTGTTAAATTATCTACGCCTAGCTGTTTTCCTGTTTCAGCGCAACCTCCAATTTTTTTCATCACACCAACATTAACAGCAAAAAATACACCAGACATATGATTTTTATTTTTTATAATTTTAGATTCATTTTTATATTTATTTGCTAAAAATTTTCCTAAATTTCTGTGATAACTATAATCAAAATTATATGGGTCTATACCAACTACCATTTGTTCGAATGTATTCATTCTATTTACTCTTGAACATATTCCTTTGCAATTGGGATTATTTTTTATAATTTCTTGAAGTTGCAAATACCAATCATCAGTCGTAAAAATTGCATCATGATCTAGAAATGCAACCCAATCCTCATCTGAATGTTCATTTAAACAAGCGTTATAAGCTTTACCTAAATCTTTTTGGCCAGTGTGATCCCAGGCTATGTGTGTCCAAATCTTAGGCATTTTTATTTCTTTTCATTGAACTTTCATATCTTGGTTTTAATGGAGTCTTTTTGTATTTTCTTGCAAGTGAAGTAAATACTTTACAGATATGATCAATTTCTTTTAAGGTCATACCTTGATGTGCTCCGATCAACATACCATTTTTCATAACATGATCTGCTGTTGGAAATTCTTTTTCACCTTTCCATTTCATATTTTTCATAACAGGTTGTCTAGTAATGTTACCAGTAAATATTGTTCTAACTTGAACATTATTTTTTTCAAAATGAATCTGCATTTCTTTTCTAGTAAATGGAGCATTGTCTTCTAATACTAATGGATACGCTAGCCAAGGTGTGTTTGCATGTCCATGACCCGGTCTTCCCATCCAATAATTATCCATATACGGTTCAAAGAAATCATACAAGTATTGAAAATTTCTTCTTCTTATATCTTTAAACTTTGGAAGTTTTTTTAATTGTTCTAAACCAAACGCTGCAGATATTTCTGAAGGTAAAAAATTATAACCAATATCGGTAAATATAAATTTAGAATCATAATCAATACCATCTACTTTAGTATTAAATCTTCTTTCTATTGCTTCTGATTCATTGAACACAGCCGATGATCGTCCCCAACCTCTAAGTAATTTTAATTTATCTACTAATTTTTTATCATTGGTACAAACCATACCACCTAAACCTGCAGCAGTAATAATATGTGATGCATAAAAACTTGTAGTGACTAAATCATTGTACTTACCAGTTGTACCATCTTTACTATCATTATATTTATATCCAATTGTATCTGCACAATCTTCAATAATTTTTAAACCATGTATATCTGCAATTCTTTTAATATCTTTCCAATCACAAACATTACCCAATAAGTTTGGTACCATGATTGCAACTGTCTTATCATTAATTGCTTGAGCAATAGTTTGTGCATCAGTAATAAACTCACCATATTCTACATCTACAAAGTGAGGCACTAATCCACACTGATAAATTGGAGCAACCGTTGTTGCAAAGGTTAATGCAGGTGTAATGACTTCTCCACCTTTTGGTAAATCTAATGCTGCTAAGGCTATTAAATTAGCTGAAGATCCAGAATTAACCATCACTCCATATTTTTTACCAAATATTTTTGCTACTTCAGTTTCAAATTTTTTAGTTAATGGACCATCCATCAATGCTAAATTATTTTTTAAAACCTTATTTACTGCAGCAATTTCTTCTTTACCATAAACTGCTTTTGCGTAATATACTTTATCTGCCATGAAGGCTTTTATAAATTATTTTATATTTGGATGCAAATTAAAAAACGCCTTGGAATTTCTTACCTTTGATAGCAGCACCTGTACCTCTAGCCATTCCACCACCACTAAAAGTTTTAGCACCTTCAGGTCTCATGTAAGTTTCTGGAAATTTTTTTGCAGGATCAAATTTTTTACCATCAACAACAAATGGATCTCCAACATATGAAATGTTTTTATCACCCATAGCAGCCTCTCTACTTCTTGCAGCATCAGCATCTCTCTTAGCTTTAACAAGCATATTATTTCTTCTATTTTTTTCCTCTACACCTTTAGGTGGATTCGCTGGTGATTTTACTTTACCACCTCTTGAAGGCTGTTTTTTTCTCATGCCTGATGTGTAATAATCTTTATCCATTATTTAACCTTTGCAATTTTATTTTTGTTTATACCTTCTTTTATCACATATTGCTGTGTGCCGTTAGCCCCTACATTAACCTCTTTTCTAAGGTCTTTATGCAGTTGCTTTTTTTTATTATCTGTAGCAACATCTTTTAAATGTTTTTCTATACTTCTAGTGTCTCTCATATATGTTTTTTATTTTACCTTGTGCTTGAAGCTTTTTCAAATCCCCTTTAGTTAATTTAGAGAAATCTATTTTAACTTCTTCGTATTGTTTTTTAGGTTTGAATAAGTTTTTAATCCATTTCCACATTATGTCCTCACATTTGTTGGTTTAGGTCCTGCATTACTTACCGATCTCTTTCTGGCAACAGCAGAGGCCTTTTGAGACTTTGTCATCGCTGTGGCTTTTGCAAGTGGTACGCACTTTGGATACTTCCGGCTTGAACCACTGGCAGATTTTCTGCCACACTCTTGATACTTGCCACCTTTTTTCTTTGCTCCAATATCTACCCATTTTTCATTAAACCATTTTGTTAATCCACCAGTTCTCATTGCGGGAACACAGTTGGGCACCATTCGATTGCCTTTTTTCTTCATGCCTTTTTGCATATAGCCTTCCCAACATGATCCTTTTTTATTCATTAGAACACGCCTTTAAAATCTGTTCCTTTGATTGCAATTCCACCACCACGCATGCCAGATTTCTCTAATCTACCTATGGCTGATTGACCACCTGCAGTTACATTCATTCCAACTTTAGCAGCTGTGTATTTTAATTTACCTTTTTCATCATATTCTGATTTAGGGTTTTGAATATTTTTTAAATACTCATGTCTTTCTCTTCCGCCTCCAGGAGGTAATTTCTTTTTTTTCTTTTTCATTGTGCTCATATCAGCACCACCACCTTTACTCATACCCATCTCCTTTTTTAATTCTTCTAATCTTTGTTGTTTAGTTCTTTGATCTTGTTTACGTTTTTTAAAAATATTTTCTTCTTTTTGAATTTCTTTTTTCTTTTCATCTTTTTTCTTAAATAAACCACCTAAAAAAGCTTTCTTAGGTCCCCAGTCTTTTCTTTTTTTACCTGATGGATCTTTTATTTTACCCGCACATATTTTAGATGCATATGCGTTTGCATATGCTGATGGGTACACCTTAAATTTTCTTTTAGCAGCAGATTTACCTCTTGCACATAATTTAGTCATTACTTCCAACCTTTCTTTGCTAATTTTGGTTTACCTTGTCTTAATAAGCCACCTTTTCTTAAACCAACACTGTAACCAAAACTACCTGTTGGTGAAACTGTTGGTCTTGCTCTTACAGGAACAACTTGGCTTAAAGGTGCTGGGCTAACGGGAACAGGGCCAGCTATTACAGGTCGAGTTATTTTTTGTAATCCATCTCTATCTTTAGTGGTTTTATCATCTTTAGTTGATTTCTTTCCTCCTGGTACACCAAAAGCTAATGGTGAGTAATCTATTGCTCTTGAAGTTATTGATGTTGGAACACCAAACGCTAAAGCTGCTCCATAAGTTGCAATTTTTCCACCAAGTGTTGTTGAAGGACTAATTCTTCCTCTCGCTCTTTCTCTTTGTGTTGTTAATGCTTGTCTAGATTTTTGTGAAAGTGGTTTTGAATCTTTGTATTGTGCACGCGGATCTCTTCCCTGTCCCCCAAATTGATTTGTATCTCTACCATAACCCCCTTCTCCACCTGTATCTCCTGGTCCAGGAGCCGCTTGACCTTTGGCTGCTTTGATAACTTTTAATTTTTTCTTTTTTACCATTACTTTCTTTTAATTAAATCTGTTGCTTTTAAACCGTATACCGATGCAATTACACCGACAAAAATTGTTTGATACCAAAACGGAAGTTGTGAAAAATATTCAAAGAACAATTTCATTTTTTCCATAGCTGCTGGATCATCTGAGAATACTGCCCAAGCAAGAAGTACAATAGGGGCTGATAATAAAATTAAAATAAATTCGTCTTTCCAGTCCGATTGTCTTGCCTCTAATAATTTGCCTTGGTACTCGGCCTGACCGCTAGCCATCTTTTCTGCATGATGCATTTGTGCATCTGACATTAACATCTTCGTCTTTTGACGGTTCTGATATATATGAGAACCGGCTTTAACGGCTAAGGATATCGCTTTTAACCACATGGTATTTCTCCTGTCTTCTTGTACCCATATATTCTATCATTTTATCGATACAATCGTAAGCCCTATCGCCTACACAACGCCATCGCCATAGTTGTCTAAATCTTTCTTCCTTTTTTTTGGTTTTAAATACCACACCACCAAACATATCTTGAAATCTTTGAATGATATCTTCATCACCCATCTCAATTGTAGCTGCAAAGGCTCTTTTTTTACCTACACCTTTAGACCAAATACCAAAACTACCTTCACCATCAAATAAACCTGATAGCCAGATAATTTTACTTCTTTTTGAGAGTTTTTCGTAAGAGTTTTTTTGCATCTTTGAGTTTGATTCCTTGTGGATTGGGTCCTTTCTTGGGTGGTGGCCCATATTTTTTCCCTCCACTTAATCCTTTCCTCATGATTGCTGCAATTTCTGTCTTGCGATGTCTAATCTTTCATCAGATTGTTCATCTTGTTGTTGTAACTTGTTATATTCAAGATCTAACTTCTGTGCTTGACGCATATTTTCTTGTTCAGCCTTAAATCTTGTCTCTTCAGCTTTTCTTTGTAAGTCCATTGCTCTTAAATCAACTTCTTGTTGTTTAATTTTGACTAATGGGTCTTGTTTACCTGCTTGTTGTTGCATTTCACCTTGAACTAGCTCTTGAGTGATACGTGCAGCAACTTTTGCGACCTCAGCTTCATACATTATTTCAAATTGTTGTGGATCTTGTTGTGCCATTGCAGCCATTTCTGGATTTTGCATTAACATTTGCTTCACTTCAGCTTTTGCTTTGAAAGAAACGTGGTCTGAAATGTGTGATTGTAGTAATGCATACACCTGCGGGTTAATTTGAACCATTCTAGATTGCATAAATGCCATGTGTGCAGCTAAATGAGCGTCATGATCTTGGAATTCAAACGCTGTAAGTAGTTTCATTTGTAATGCACGTGCGTTTTCCTTTGCTGGATCCTGTGGTTCAGGTTGTTTTGGTGGTGGTTTTAACAAAGCTTCAATTTGTTTTGTACCTAATGCTTCATAAACACGTCTATATGCTTCATGTAAGTTGTGCATTTGTGGATTTGAGCTTGCAATTTGTAATTGTGTCTGTGCCAACGTCACTCTTTGTGCCATAGACATGATATTTGGATCTGCAACAGGTAAAATATCTACTCTGTTATCAAAATCTGCAGATTTAATTTGTCTTGGACCACCATAAACATCATATGGATACTCTGGTGGAAGTGATTCACCACAAATTCTTGCTAAAATTTTAAATTCTAAACGCATTGCATAGTAACATCGCTTGTGAACACCACTCATTACTCTGCTTCCACGTTCCATTAATGCCATTGTAGTTCCAACAGCTCTGTTTTGAACGTCATTACCAATATTTGAATCTGTTATAGCAGCAAATTTTTGTCCTGCTTGTACTACAAAACCTAAAAGATTGTATAAAGTTACTGATGGTTCTGTAAATGGAAGATTAAAAAACTGATCTCTAATGTTTCCACCAGGTGCATCTACATCTCTAAACTCTCCTGGTTGAATAGGTTGGTCATCATCTCTAACTCTAATCCCTCTAGATTTAAATCCTGCAGGTAAATTCTTTAAAGTTCCTGCATCAATCAATTGTCTAAGTGATTGTGTTGCAGCTTGTGATAAGCCACCTATCATATGAGTTAAACCAAAACCATAAAAACCTAATCCTGGTAAAAATTTGTAGTGTACAAAGTATTCAATTCTTGAATATGAAATATCATCTGGTCTATAATTTCTGTAAATAGATAAAATCTCTCCACTACCTTCATCAATTGTAACAATATATGGAATTTTTATTTTCTTAGCTTTATCATCAAAGTCTTCATAATCATCTAAATTTAAATCTACATGCATTTCAAGAATGTTGTGTAGATAATCATCCCCAGTTCTTTTAATTCCTTCTAATTGATTTAATTTTTTCTGAACATCATCTGGCTCAGTGTTTGATTCAATTAATTCTATGTCTCTGTAAAAACCTGCAGCCATTTTTTTAGTGACCTCATTCTGAGTCATTTTAATGACGTGTGTAATTCTCTCACAATCTTTTAAGTCAGATGCATAGTAAGGCACAACTAAATCTTCTGCTGGAATAAATTTTGATACAGGTCTGTCTAGTAATGCATCGTAATAAACTTTTTTAAATGTAGATCCCGATAGTGGTAAATAAAATAACATCTGATCCATGTCAGTTGTATAATCTTCCATCTCCTCCATCAGCAGGTAATTCATATAATCTTTAACTCTATCTGCTTGTTGTTCGGTAGCCGGTGTCTGTAAGCCGATAACCTGTGTTCGTACAGGGCCATCAGATGGCACTAACTCTTTGTAAGCTTGTGCTTGGAATTGTGTTACAGATTCAGCGAGTAACGGATGCGTGACACCGGAAGCTCCTTTAAAGGGTTTGGTTACCTCTTGATACTTTGTTCCTAATAAATCTAAACCTTTGATGTAAGCGTCTTCCCATTCTTTTCTGGATAACTTATCTTTTTTATATTCATCAATTAAATCACTAGCCATAGATTTGAGCGTTCGCTCATCCATGTTCTCAGCTAGGTTTGCATTAAAATTATCTTGAGGTCTTTCCTCTGGTGCAGGTTCTTCACCTTCTACTTCAACAGCAAGTTCAGAAGTCCCTTCAGGACTGTCTTCTACTTCTTCTTCTAAAATATCTTCTGTTTGAGGTTCTTGTTTTTCTACTGCCATTTTGATCCTTAATTATATTTACTAATAAAGCCACCCTCTTTTTTGTAGAGTTTCTGTGGTTTTAGCATATTAGGAGATACTTTAACAGAAAAAACGTCAGTGTACAATCTCAAGTCATTATCAGGGATATACTCATATCCTGGTGTTTGATTTGCTCTAGTTTGAACGTGTTCAATTTGTTTATATGCTTGATCACCTTCTACGGATACAGAATATTCATTTAAATTTTTATAAGGTTTTGTTGGATCTGATTTAGATACTTTAATCACTCCTGCTTTAGTATCAAATTCTTTCCCCATCTTTTTCATGATATCAGGAATAACGGCTAGTGATTTAGATCCAGGTGTTTTATTTCCTCTTGGGTATCCATAAAATTCTTGATACGCTTTTGTCTTACCTGGTTCCATACCTCTTCTCATTAAATTAGTTGGAGCAATAGAAATATAATCCACACCTTCTTTTGCAGCTATATTACTTAAATAACTCATTGCAGCTCTTGCTTGAGAACTTCTATCTAATAATGGAAAGTACTCAAGTTTTTGAGGTCTATTTATTACATCTCCGTATTGACCTATTTCCACATCGGATTGTTTTCCAAGTTCTTTAATCTTCTCATCTATTTTTCTAATCTTGTTTGCATTCATTTCAATTTGTGCAGGTCTTAATTTACCACCAATAATTTCGTCACTAAGTTTTTTTCTTGATGCTGCTAAGTAATTTACAATTACATCATTTTGATATGGATTAGATCTCATAGGAGTGTTTAAAGCTTCTTGCCCTTGTTCTCTTAAATATCTAGCCATACCTTGATTGGTATCTGATTGTATTTCAGAAATTAAAAAAGCTTTCTTACCATCAGATGTTGTTCGTGTGTCCCAACGAATATGGGCAAGTGGGTTTTTAAATTCTTCACCTGTGTAATGTGGGTTATTTCTTCTACCTGCACCAAGATTGTTACCTGGTATAGTTTCGTCTAAAACCAAAATTGCTTCTCTATAATTTTGTCCACCAGGAAAAGTATAACCTGGTTGGTTTGTATATTTTGGAGTTCTAACGTTTTTTGCACTTGCAACTAAATCATCCACTTCACCCTGCATTTGATTCAATGCAATTTTTTGTTGAGTGCCTGCGC